ATTGAAGACATGAAAAAAGTTTTTCCAACATTAAAAGACGATTGGGGTATTTATGTACCTGAAGTAAAATATCTTTCACCTGAGCCACTTGTCGATTATACCAATTTAGCACTCACTAAGTACCCTAACGTACACTTCGTAGGCGATGCTTTATCAGCTAGAGGTATAACGGTAAGTGGTGCACAAGGGACTTATGTTGCAGAACATATATTAAAAAATTAGGATAACGCGTATAAATTTCGTATATTTACAATAAATAATAATATTATGGGAATAGAAACAGGACAAACATATCCAAAATCAAGAAAATTAAAAAAAGCAGACGGGACTATAGCTTATGTATGGGACGGCAAATTACATAATTGGGATGGACCAGCTTTAATTCCAGAGGGGAATGAAAAAAAATCAGAATATTATTTATATGGTATACAAAAAACAACAGAAGAATGGAAAGAAATAAGACGTCAAAGAGAGGGCATTCCATTTTATAAAAACCAATCAATGAAAAATCAACTATCAGATTATAGAAATTAAGATATGAAAATAGGTTTATGTGGTACAATGAGTGTAGGTAAAACTACATTAGTAAATGCTTTAAAAGAAACAAAGCAATTTAAAGATTATATATTTAGAACAGAACGTTCTAAGTTTTTAATGGAACAAGGTATCCCATTAAACACTGATTCAACATTAAAAGGTCAAACTATATTTTTAGCTGAACGTTGTGCTGAATTAATACAAACAGATGTTATTACAGATAGAACTGTAATTGATGTTATGGCATTTACTTTAAATGCTAAATCTATAAACCATCAGGATAAAGAATCATTTGAAACCTATGCTAGTGAATTTATTAGAGAATATGATTATATTTTTTATATATCTCCTTATGGAATAGATATTGAAGATAATGGAGTTAGAGAAACAGATGAACATTATAGAGATTTAATTGATTTTACTATTACAACTTTAATTAAAAGACATGGTCATAAAGCAGGTAAATTAGAAAAAATATCTGGGTCTACAGATGAACGTATTCAACAAATATTGAATATTACAGGGCTTTAATATATTTATAACAAAACCCTTATTATAATGAAAAAATCACAGTTAGCATCCTTTATTAAAGAAGAAATTATATCATTACTTGAAGCGGATATCCCATCAGTAGAAGACGTTAAAGACGTTACTGCTGCTGTAAAAGATCTTAAGGATGAATTAGCAAGTTTAGAAGAAGATGAAGATAAAGAACCATCTGATGTTGAAATTAAAAAAAATAAAAGTCTAGCTAAAGCAGCTGAAGAATTAGCTTTATTAACTCGTGAGATGAAATCATTAGCTAAAAAGTATTCTAAAGCAGAAGGTGAAGATAAAGAACTTATATTAAGTAAATTAAAATCTAAAACTAAATTAAAAAAAGAGTTAGAAAGTATTATAGATAAATAAAATTATTATGTATAAATGGTTAAAAAAGAATTACCACTTATTTGTAATTGTATGTGCTTGTATTCTAGTCTTTAGTTTTTTAAATGATAAGCAAGAATATATAGAAGAATATAATTCTAAAATAGAAGCATTAGAGCAAAAAGTTGATTCGTTACATAGTGAAAATGATGAATTGACTTTTAAAATTGACACATTAAATAATCAAATAACTAAATTAGATCAACAACTTGATCTTAAAGATAACAGAATAAACAACTTAAGATATGAAATTAATACCAAGGTTGATGCTGTTGATAGCTTTAATGATAATGAGCTTGAAAGGTTTTTCACAGAACGTTACAGACAGTACTTCGATTCAATTAAAAAAACCAATAGTAAAATTAGTAATTAAAGATTTAATTACGGGTGATGGAGCTAAAGAAGAATTAGTTCTTACTACTGATAAAGTTAAAATATTAGAACAAAAAGTTGTTTTAAAAGATAGTATTATTTCTAATTTTGAATTAAAAATTAATAATTTTAACTCTATTTTATCTACTAAATCTAATCAACTATCAATATCCCAAGAATTATCTAAAAAATTAGAAATAGATTTACAAAAACAAAAAGTAAAAAATAAATTAACTGCTGGAGCAGGAATAGTAGCTGTAATAGGTGCTATACTTTTAGTAAAATAATATGTCTAATCTTAAAAAAGTAATACGCCAAGAATATTTAAAATGTGCTAAAGACCCAGTACATTTTATGCGTAAATATTGTTATATACAACACCCACAAAGGGGGCGCATACAATTTAATTTATTTCCATTTCAAGAAAAAGTACTAAAGCTATTTAGGGATAATCCTTATTCTATAGTATTAAAATCTAGACAATTAGGTTTATCTACCCTTTCAGCTGGTTATTCTTTATGGATGATGACATTTTATAAAGATAAAAATATTCTTTGTATAGCAACTAAACAAGAAACAGCTAAAAACATGGTAACAAAGGTAAAATTCATGTATGAAAATTTACCTTCATGGCTTAAAATCACAGCAGCTGAAAATAATAAATTAAATCTTCGATTATCAAATGGATCACAAATTAAAGCTACTTCAGCTTCAAGTGATGCAGGTAGATCAGAAGCAGTATCTTTACTATTAATTGATGAGGCAGCATTTATTGATAATATTGGAGAAATTTGGGCTTCAGCACAACAAACTCTAGCAACGGGTGGTGGTTGTATTGCTTTAAGTACACCTTATGGTACTGGTAATTGGTTTCATCAAACATGGACTAGAGCAGAATCATCTGAAAATGATTTTTTACCAATTAAATTACCTTGGTTTGTTCATCCTGAAAGAGACCAAATATGGAGAGATAGACAAGATGAATTATTAGGTGACCCTAGAATGGCGGCACAAGAGTGCGATTGTGATTTTAGTACCTCAGGTGATATTGTATTTTATTCTGAATATATAGATTTTTATGAAAAAACTTATATTAAAGACCCATTAGAAAAAAGAGGTGCAGATCAAAATTTATGGGTTTGGGAATCCCCCGACTATACAAGAGATTATATTGTAGTAGCCGATGTATCCCGGGGTGATGGAAAAGATTATTCTGCATGTCACGTAATAGATGTAGCAAATAATGTACAAGTAGCCGAATATAAGGGCCAAATTGGTACAAAAGAATATGGACATTTATTAGTTGGTTTAGCTACTGAATATAATGAGGCTATGTTAGTAATAGAAAATGCTAATATAGGGTGGGCAACTATACAAGTAGCGATAGATAGAAATTACCCTAATCTTTACTATTCACAACGGAGTGACTCCCCAAATGCTAGTTCGTATTTTGATAAATATCAAGACCACTCTAAAATGGTAGCTGGTTTTACAATGTCATCTAGAACACGTCCTATGGTTATAGGTAAATTTCAAGAATATATAGGTGATAAGGGAGTAACAATACAATCTAAAAGATTGATAGAGGAAATGAAAGTATTTATTTGGCGTAATGGAAGAGCAGAAGCCCAAGGTGGCTATAATGATGATTTAGTTATGTCATTTGGTATTGCTATGTATATTAGAGATACGGCATTAAAATTAAGACAAAGAGGTTTAGATGCAACCCGAAATGCATTAAATAATATAACTGTAAATAGAACAGCATATCAAGGCGGGCATTTTTCAAGTGGTAATGATAATCCCTACCATATAAACACAGAGGGAGGAAAAGAAGACATTAGTTGGCTTCTTAAATAATATTTATAACAATAATACACACAATGGCAGACAAAGGCTTATTTAGTAGATTACAAAGATTATTTTCAACAGATGTAATTATTCGTAATACAGGTGGAAACCAAATTAAAGTAATTGACAGTAATACAATTCAATCTAGTGGTGAATTACAAACTAATTCACTTATAGATAGATATAATAGAATTTTTTCAACAAGCCCTACTTCACTTTATGGGTCACAATTTAATTTTAACTATCAATATTTAAGACCACAATTATACTCAGAATATGATGTAATGGATACAGATGCGATTATTGCTTCTGCCTTAGATATTA